ACAGGCATGATGCCCGGGGAGCTGCGCGGGCTCAAAAAAGCCTGCATCGACTTTGAACGCAACGAGATCGTCAAAAGCGGCATCAAAACAAAAAAGCGCAAAGAGACACCCATGGTATTTCCGGACTTTCTCGCGCCGGTCATCCGGCAGCTCTGCGAGGAGAATAAATCTCGCGTCGGGAATTTTTGTCCTATGATGGAGCAGACATTTTACACGCGCTATTATGAGGCCCTTGAGCAAGCGGGGGTGCGGCGGCTTGTCCCGTATTCCTGCCGCCACACGACGGCCACGGCGCTGGCACTGCAAAATATCGCACCGTCCGTGATTCAGGAGATCATGCGGCACAGCAAGTATACCACGACGCAGCGATACATCCACCCGGATATGTCCAGCATGGCCGCTGCCGTGAATCAAATGCCCGGAGCACCAAATACAGGGGAAAATGATGTTGCACATAATGTTACACACGGGGCAAGTGTTGATGCCTCAGAGCACGATTAGGCACCACTTTTGTTCCATTTTGTACAGAGCCGAATTTCAAACTATAAAAGCAAAAAAGTACCCGGAAACAACGCTTTTACGCTGTTTCCGGGTACTTTGGCGCGGAAGGAGAGATTCGAACTCTCGCAGGCTTTTTACACCTCTACTCCCTTAGCAGGGGTGTAATTTATAATTGAAAGTCAGTATATTTTTGAGTTTTGTTGCGCAATATGTTGCGCATAAACCAAAATATTATAATGCGAAACGTCATTTTTCTCTCAGCACAATCCCATGATAATACCCGGCCATCTTCGCCTCCGGGCCTCCGGCATCTTTATCCATGAGGAACGCTTTGGCGAGATCAGCGTAAAATTCCGGCCGGTCAAGGCCGTACTTGGCAGCTACGCCGTAATAGTCCGAGTACATCATGTTCATTGCCGCCCACCAGACGCAGGACTTCACATGAACACCTGTGATATTGGCCACAGCATCCGTCTGGCTCATCGACCAGTGCGGGCCGGTCGTGCCGTCCTCGTTTTCCATCTTGGCCGTCCATGCCTTTGCGTCTTCCTCGGTAAAGCCCTCGGCCTCGTCGTGGCCCTCCATACGGCGCAGCGCACAAATGGCGTCCGCGTACACCGTGACTTCCTCCGCGCGCCCAAGCGTCACCGGGCGCTCCATGATCTCATGCAGCTGCTCTTTCAACTGCTCAATGTAATGTTCTTTTCCCATATCACGCCTCCTGAATGTATTTGTAAAGCCGGTCGACGTCGTTCACATCGAACCGCAGCTCCCCAATGACCGGGATGGTCAGTGGGATCTTCTTTCCGTCCACGCGCGTCCTCGCGGCGTTGTAGAGCCGGTCAAGGTCGATGTTGCCCTCATCGTCCATAATGCCCATCATCTGCACCGCTGGGTGATCCTTCAGCGCGAGGATGCGGCTCTTGCCGCCGTCCATGATGAGCGCCAGCGCGATCCCGGCTCCAATGCCCTTGCCGGTTGGCAGGTGCGGGATGATCTCATTGTCGGCATACTGCGCCACGCCGCGCATGGCCTGATCTATCGTCACCATAAGGTTACCTCCATTTTAAGGCGGGGCGGCTATTGCCGCCCCTTTGTTTTACTTGTTGCAGCACCCGCACTTCGGGAGTGGGTTGTAAAGCGTCTGCGCAGTTGTTGCGGTTCCGGTCGTGACGTCGGCGACCTGCTTGGGATAAAAGGTCGCGTTCGCGTAGGTGACAATCGAGTTGTCGCCGCAGCAGCGCCGCTCGGCCTCCATCTCGATCTCGCGGTGCAGCTCGGACTTGACCGATGCAATGTCCTGACGAGCCAGCGCGAAGCTGTCCTCGGTGCGCTGGTTGTGGACGGCCTGATCGCACAGGGACTTCCGCACGTCCTTGAGCTGGCTGTCGATGTAAGCGTACATCTCCAGCATCTTCTGATCGCCGTAGGTGTTCGACTTGAGCATCGCGATCTCGCTGTCCTTCTGCGCGAGCTGCTGCTCACGCTCGAGTTCATAGCGCGTGACCGGCGTGTTCTCGCTGCACCCCGCAGCCACCGCAGCCGGATTTACCCCCCAGCCGTTCCAGCCTCCGCCGATCAGGTTGCCCAGCAGTCCGAGGCCGACGCCCGCCGTGCCGATGATACCAGTGGTCAGGGCCGCATTGGCCTTGCCGTTGCTTGCGTATTCCATAGAGTTTCCCTCCAAAAAATGTAGTGAACTGGCCAGTTCCTACGTTCAGTATGAGGGATTTTGAATTTCTAAGGGACGCACGAAGGTAGCATGAGTGACGCATTTGTGTCGCATTTTTGACGCAAATAGAAAAAGCCCATGCAGCGGTGAACTGCATGGGCTATGTAAACACTATTAGTCTTTTTGCGGTGGAAGTCTTGTAATAAACAATTTGTTAGAATCGTCATCAAAATTGTTCTGGCACTTTCCGCTTATCGCGTCATGATATATCCTATTTGCGATTATATCCGCAGCCCTTACCAAGATTACGCTTGCGGAATTACAAAACTCTAACGAAACTGTTTGCACTTCCGGGAAAAGAGGTGGAAAAAATCTTGAATAATCTCGTGCGAACATCCACCTCTTGAATTCCTCTTCGAGTGATTCTCTTAATTCATAAAATCCGTTTGTAGATGTCGAATGTTCATCGGCAAAGAAATACATATTTTCCACAGTTCCTTGCTCGATTCGATTTCTTCTAATCAGTTCTTCAAGCAGTCGCTTCACGCCGATCTTGAATACATAATCAAGATAGCGTTGCTTCGACTTCTTGTCTTTCATAATTTCGTCCTGAACAGTCTGCTGATCGACTACCACACCGAACTTATAAAACTTGTTCAGAGATCGGTACAATTTCCGTTTTTCGTTGCCCTCAACCGTGGACGCCTTTATTTCCATGTCCCAATACCCGCCATGTTTTCTGACACAGCGTTCTGCTGCATGGTATTTTCTCGATGCGATGTCCTTTTCATCTTTCGACAAAAACACCAGTCCACCAAACGCGAATATTTCATTGTGTGCTTTATCTAAGACACCTGATTCATCCGAGTAGACGAATATATTCATAATTCGACACCTCATGCAAAAAAAGCCGCCCGAAGGCGGCTTCCCCGTGGCCGACGATATTACATATCGCTTAAACGTCAATTCGGTTACACGGGTATACAGTGCATCTCTGCCTGCACCATCAATATATACTTCATATTACGAAATGTCAATATGTTCAGAAAAATTTAATAAAATGTTCTTGTTTTCTTAACACAACATGAGGAAACTCCCCGACAGGATCACTCCTGCCGGGGGCTTTTGTACCGTCACAATATCTTGTATCTGTTACTCGTTTATCATCTGCAGCTTTGCTGCCGTGTGCCGCGCTCGTGCGTAGATCTGCGGCAGTCTGCGGGTGATCGTGCTGCGCGCCATGTCCAGCTCCACCGCGACTTCGATCTGCGGTGTTTTGTCCATGACATAGCGCCGGACGATCTCCGCGTCCTGCTCACTGTAGCCTGCCTGTTCTATGATCTGCTCCCACTCGCCTTGCAGCAGGCCGGTCAAGTCATCCGGAATCCGCACCCTCGCGCTGATCGTCACCACCTCCAATCCGGGTGGCGCGGCACACGGGGCTTTACTGCTTATGATTCAGGATCGGGACATTGCCCTTGTTCGACACTTCAAGATCCAGCGCCTTTGCGATGTCGCGAATTTTAATGTAATTCGTGCCGTCCTTCAAAATGCGTTCGACCTCGATCTCCTTGCCGTCAATGATCATCTTTGCTTTTGTTACCACTTCGTCCACCTCCTCCAAGAGCTTCTTGAATGCTTCCCACTTCGTTTCATCAATGAGCGGCAGCGGACACAGCTTCATCGAAATATCATAGTGCCGGATTGCGGCCTGCACGTTCGGCAGCCGCTTCAGCAGCATCTGATAGAGCCGCGCCGCATTTTTCATCGTCGCCTCCGGGATGTAGTACTTGCCAGAAGCGTCTGTGTGGCTCACCATCTCGATAGATACCGTGTTGTAGTTGCCGTACACCTTGCCAAATTTTCCGCTCTGGCCGTCGCCCACGGCCCACGCCACCACGTCCAGCGGCACACACTGGTAAACGGTATCGCCCTCGTCGACCACGAAATGTGCCGACGCAGCGCGTCCCTCGGAGCCGTTTGCAAAATACCTGGCATTGCCGAGCGCCGTCGCGTGCAGGCCGGTGTTGGCCGTGTAGTGGAACACGATGGCTCGGATAGCCGAGAGCGGACGCCTGCCGCCCACTCTCGTTGCCCTAATGTTATCGTTAATTTTCAGTGCCATTGTCTTCACCCTTCGCATCCATCGCGTCCTGTGCCTTCTGGCTCTGCGTCCCGAAATAGAACGTGATGACCATCAGGAAGATCGTCAGGAAATCCTTGCCCGTGATGTCGCCCCGGAGCGCCAGCACCGTAAACACCACCGTCAGCAGCAGCGTCACCAGCGACTTCACGCTCAGCAGATTCGACAGCCGTTTCATGATCTTTTCCATGTTATGTACTCCTTTCACGCTTCTACGATGTTGATACCGTACTGCTCCGCGCAGATATGCTCAATCTTGCAGCCGCGGGCGTTCTTCCACCCGGGGGCAAAGTACGCAACGTCAGCCGTCGCCAGCAGCTCCAAAGACCGACCGAGACACCAGAGCGCCGTGTTCTGCACGTCCGGGTGCGTCTCGAAATATGTATCAATAACTTCTATCTCATCCCCGACAATCTCCCTCGCGCACCGGAGTGCATCTTTGCGATCTGCAAGTATTTCTTCTTTGCTCTTGCCCTTCATGGGCTGAGAGATAAACAGTTTTTTCATAAGTAACTCCTTTCAATCCTTCAGCACGATCTCCAAAAACCGTGCCTTTTCCTCTGCCGTATACGTTTCCGGCAGGCGCTCGATGTACTTGATTGCGTATTTGCTTCGGTTCTCGTTCTTGGCCTTCCACAGGTAAAACATCCCAATCGCCGTCGCAAATCCGATGACTGCCAGCGTGACCTCCACACTCAGCACGCCGAGCACATTCAGGATAATGCAAACGACGCTTGCCGCCGCGCTGCCAATCAGCAGCTTTTTTGAAGTCTCCATTACACAACCCCCGCATGAGCCATCGCAAAGCCGACCAGCGCCCCCACAATGGCCGTGAGGACTGCCTTGACCAGCGCCTCCCATTTCCCGCCCGGAATGGCCTTGAGGCTCTTAACGTCGTCCTTGATCTCGCTGACATTGGCCTCGATTGTCTCCTGCTTCGTCGCCAGCACCTCTACCGAGGTCGCCAGCTGATGCAGGGCCTTGTTGTCTGCTTCCAGATCGTCAATGCGGTGCGTGTTGCTCTTGCATCGCGCTTCAATCGACGCAACCAGTGCCTGAATTCCATCATCCATCTCTTTTCTCCTTTATACTTCGGTAAAATACAGCCCCACCAGCTCATGAGGCAGGAACTGAAGCGTCACCTTGCCGCCCGGCTGCTCGCCCGTCCGTTCGCAGCGGTAGAGCTTTCCGTCCTCCGGGTCTGTGTAGTAAAGTCCGTAGGTGTACTCCATGCCTTTTGCGGCTGGAATGGGGTCGTCCTGTGTGCCCGCGTGGGTCTCGTCGATGACGGTAAACAGCGCCGGGACTTTGTCCGGCTCCCAGCTCTCCTGTGTCGTGTGGGCCTGTGTCACGCGATAGAGCCTGTCTGCATAGACCAGCCGGTCGTTGACCTCCACGGACATTCCTGCCGCCCAGCGGTCATACAGCTCCATCGCCTTTAAGGCGTCCGCGTCCGTCAGACTGGCGCTCGCTTTTACGATATAGGGCCGCAGCGCCCGCGCCCTCTCTGTGTAGCTCATCATTCCGCCTCCCCAAGTAAAATTTTCGCCGCGTTTTCTGCATCCGTCAGCGGGATCGCCGCGCCCATTTCCTCGTAGCTGCCCTCCGGCTCCGTGCCTTTTAGCAACTTTCCCGCAAGCCGGAACACCGTATCAGACAGTGTCTGATACTCACTTCCTTCCTTGTCAGTCAGTGTCACGGCCATCTTCGCACAAAAGCCCTCAGCCTCGGCTTCCTTGCACGGCACATAACAGCCGTTGCCGTGCAGTCGGATCAATACGATGCTGTCCGCATACCCGGCAAACGCACCCTCTTTTTTTACTGCATACATGGTGTCCCTCCAAATTTCTCTTGATAGATTTTCTCCAATCGTTCCGTGCTGGCCGTCCGCAGCCGATTCTTCCAGTAGCCGTTCTCCTGTCCCGGCCAGTTCTCATCGGTGAAATCTTCACCACAACCATGCTTCTCGTACCAGCGGTAGAGCTTTTCCAGCGTCTCTTGCCGTCTCTGCCCCTCATCAGTCAGTGGTCGAAAATGATTCCAGCCGTTTTCTGAAGTCGCATAGCAAACCATTTTGCTATTGAGGTATAGCATCCCGTCATGCTCCTGCAAAATCGTGCCGTATGGGATATTGACCTCCCCAGAGATGGATTTTCCCTTGAAGCGTTTGTATGTGATGTAGTCCATAATGCCTCCCTATACGCAAAAGCCGGGGGCAAAGCCAATCGAGTAGTGCGCGTTGTCGTTGCTGACCGCGCCGTCAGGAATCACAAGCGTGAAATACGTGGAACTGCCGGCAAACGGGGAACGGAGCCACCAAACAACGGCTGTGCTTGTCGCGCTGTGATTGTATTTGACCTTGCTGTTTCCGGCGCTGTAATACGAATACTGCGCCTGTTTGCTGGATTCGTTTGGATTCCCTCGGCTGATCGTCCCGAATACTTCGTATTCAGCCAGCAAAAAGAAATAGTCCGTTGTCGCTGTCACCGCGCTTGCGTCGCTGCTGGCACCTGTGTTGTCCGTGTACTTTGTAACGGACTTGATGATGGCACGGAGCGCCGCCGGAATGACTGCAATAATCGTTCCGGAATAGCTCGCGAGGCTCGTCCCGCAAATGTTTGTTCGCATTTGCGACGAGTTCCATCCGCCGGAGTTTGTTTCATTGCTGTTCATTGAAAAATAGCCCGTCGCGGATGCTTGCGAATTATATTTGCTGTCACATAGCGCAACGTCCGTTCCACCGGACAGTGCGGTTTTGCCCAGCTGGAAGTGAATGCGGTTTTGGCCTTCAAGCTCGGCATTGTGATTAAACCCCAGAATGAATGCGTAGATCGTATAGTTTGACAGCGTCAACGTGCCAACTGTGCCGTTCAGCGTGACCGCTTTACAGTCGCCAACGCTCCAATAGTTCGCGCCCTGTCCTTTGTCAGATACCTCCTTGATGGTCGCCCAATCGTTATTGTTCAGTGTGGACGACACAAAAGAGAGTGTCACGTCATAGATGCCGGTGATAGATATGCTTTTCGCATCGGACGTTAGCCCGCCCAGCGTGGCCTTGACATTCCATGTACCGGCTTCCGGAACAGTCAACGTACAAGAATTGTTGACGGATGTACCGCTTACAGACAGGCTTCCTTTTGTAGCAGTGACGGTTGCACCAGATGTCACAGACACGACGATCTTCAATTCCGTGCCGGTCTGAATGGCCTGAATGGCCATAACAAATCCGTCCGGATAGACCAGTTGGTCAGATGTGCCGCCCTTCTCCCGGATAGCTGATGCAACCTTTGTCAGATCAGTTGTATTTGTCAAAAGCTCTGCCATCAGAAGCTACCTCCATTCGCGTTTGCAATGCTCACTGCCGCCCATGCACCGGAAACAACACGCAGGAATTTTCCATTATCAGCGGTGGTGACCGTGGGCAGCTCCTTCGCGCTCCATGCGACCTTGTTGTTCTGAACGTCAGACACCGCCTGATCGATCTCTGCGCCAGTGTGCGCACTGTTGTACTGGTCTTCCATAAAATCACTCCTTCATGCAGAGAAATTCCTTGCCGTCTGCCGTCAGCATGGTCTTGGTCGTGCCGGACGGCACAAAACCATAGTTGTCATTCCAGCTTCCGTCCGCCCCCTGTGCGTATAGAGAAATTCTGTATTCTCCGTCACCATTCAAGAGGAAATCGTCGTAGACCTCAAAGGTTCGCTCCGTCCCCGCCGGGGTCTGGGAAAAGGACGCAATGAGCGCCCCTTTCCCTCGCCCCCAGTCCTCGCCGGTTTTCGTCGCGCGGCATTCAAAGGCCGTGTAGGCGATGTCCGACGAGAATTTGACGGTGATGGAATCGTACCCGGAGACTGCCGAAATCTTATTCCCCGTGATGGTGAACGTCAGTCCCGGCGCGGCCATTATGCCACGCTCCAAGTCCCGGCGGCGTTTTTCACAAAGACCTTGATGATCTTCGTACCGTCGCCGGAGGATGCCGTCGCAAGGTCAGTGCCCTTGATGGTGACATCAATCGCCGTGGCCTTCTTGTAGCCTCCAGCCGTGCCGCTGGTGTTGCTGGAACCGCCAGTGGTCGGGATCTGCGTACCGGCGTCGTGGAGACTGCTAGTGCTCGGCACAACACGCACCGTGTATTCCTCGAAGTCCACGTCGCAGGTGAAAGAGAACGCGCAGGTGTCGAAGCCGGAGACTTTGGAAATCCTGGTCTTATCGGGACCAGTGATTGTGATCACCGGAACTGCCGTATTGACCGTGATAGACGCTGTGACCGCAGCCGTTTCGTTGCCGACATCGTCCCGCACCTTGATATGTACGGTTTTCAGGCCATCGCCTTCCGTCAGGACGATAGACTTGCTGGCCGCGAAGGTTTCCCACGATGCGTCCTCTTCCGTTGCAGCCGCCTTGATGCCCCAGAGCTTCATCTGGTAGCCGGTTTTGGTTTCATCCGTCAGCGTGATCGTTGCGGTGACGGTGTTGCTGGTTGCATACGTCGCACCGCTGTTGAGCTTTAAGGCAAGCCCAGCCGGTGCCAGCGTATCAAGAATTAGATTGAAAAAACTTGCCATAGGTTATGCCCCTTTCTTTTCGTTCAGTTCGATGTATAAATATCCGCCCTGGCGGGTATAGATGGGTTCTTCGCCGATGCAGGCATTCTTGATGCCCATCTCACCGACAAACAACTCCTTTAGCTGTTCTTCTCCGACTGTGATCATTCCGTCACCCCCGAATCAGATACAGTGTCTTCACGTCCTTGACGGCCAGCGCGTCATATTCCGCCCGGTCGAGGGCTACGATGGTGTTGATCTGCGCAGATGAGACGTTGCCGCCGCCACTGCCGCCGGGTGACACCCGCAAAGGCGGCAGACTGAATTGGATGCTCGGCTTTCCGCCGATATCAAAGTGGATCATCACAGCACCACCTTACTGATGGAATCGCTTACGCGGATGCCCTCAATGCTGGTGCCGATGACCACCGGCTCCGCGCCGGTAAACTTGACGCGAATCTGGACGGCCTGAGAAGCGCTTTTGAACTGGAAGGTTTCCTCCTGCGTCAGAGGGAACAGGAAGTTTCCGTCCGTGTCCGTCGTGACCTCGCCGGGGTAGATTTTGCGCAGCTTCCCAACGATGAACTCGATCATCTCAATCTTGGATAGGTCGAGCGACGCGCCGTCCTGCGTCCCAGTAAATACAATGGCGTACTGGTCGCCTTGCATGATTTTCAGGCTCATAGCTACCTCCTTACTTTGGCTTGCCGACCTTGCACAGCACCACATAGCTGCCGCTGACGCGGGCGATCAGGACGCGATTGCCCGCAGCGAAGGTGACGTCCGGATTGCAGCGGTAGTGCTTCGCAGTTGCCTCGGTCTGGCCGGGGAAGATTAGCGAGATGCCGTCCGTGTACTTCGCGCCGATCGTCGCCAGCGAGAGCAGCGGCGATTCATGCGGGCTCTCCAGCATGGCCGTAAACAGATCCATCATGCAATCACCGTCCTTTTCGCTGTGTGCTGCATCATCTGGCCGGCGGCCATGGTCAGCGACCAGCCGGTCTCCTCGTAGATTCCAGCCAGTTCCGGGTCGTCGATGGAGATGATGGCCCCGACGCCGTGGCCCGGCTCATTAAGTGTCTGAAATGTGATGGTTCGTGCCGCTAACATGGATTCATTCCGGGCGCGGTCTGCGGCGGCCTGAAGCTCATCTTGGCTCGCAATGTTGTCCACACGCTGCACATCCACGATGCGCATTTTGCGTTTGAACGTGGACGTGCTGGACGTCGGGGACTCGTTGACCGCCGTGGCCACCATGTCGGCATCGAGATCCGGGTTGCTGCAGATTCGGACAAAGACGTTCGGCGCGTTGAAAATGTCCGTCTCGTCGTTGTGATCCGGCCCGATCGGCTGCGCGTGGACGACGTCGGTATCGGAATAGGCATGATCGATGCGGTCGGCGCTGGGCTGTTCATACGGCTCCAAATGCGCGATGCCGCTGCCGTCGAACCACACGTCGCTGTAATTGATTTCGGCCAGAAGCTGATTGATGATGGACAGATAGGTCGTACCGATCTCCCAATCCTCGCGGTCGGTTTGGAGCGTGGCTGTGGACGGAGCCGCAATGACCAGCCCGATCCCGGCCTCCGTGAGCATCTGGCGGATCTTCGTAATGTAGGACGTGCCGGCGGCGATGTGCAGGATGTTCTCCGTGCGCTGGTTTTGCAGCCGCCAGCAGCGGTCGTATGCCTCGATCTGGACGACCGTGTTGTAGCGGTCGGTCGCGCGGCTCGGAGTCGCCGTCTGGAAGACGCCCAGCGGCGTCTCCACGCCGTTCAGCCGCATGACGGGCTGCAGCTCGTCTGATAGCAGATCGACCGTGTCGGGGACGTAGAACCGCCCGGAGAAGCTGCCTTTGATCTCGGCATCCTTGTTGATCATGATGTTGGGGTTGTCGCCGCTGCGCCAATGGAGCCGGGCAAACTCGGCTCCGTTGCGCAGGACGTTGACGTGGTAAGAGACGTCACGAATCAAGGTCGATCTCCTCCTTTCGGTCGATCTGCTCGATGGTGAAAGAATAGGTGCTGAAGAAATCATCGGAGCTTTCCGAGATGCTGGCCGGGTAGCCGATGGTCATGTTGCCCTCCGGCGTCTTGCAGCAGGTCAGGTGTCCGAGCAGTGCCCTGAGAGACTGCCGCTCCGCGTCGTCCGCGCAGACGCAGGTGATCCGCAGCGCGCGGGACTTAAATTCGCTCCGCTCCGCGACCGGGTAGGTGTGGCCGGAGAGCTGGACGTATTGGATGTCCTGGGACAGGCTCAGACCCGTGCTGCGGTGCGCCGAGGAATCGTAAAGGAAGTGAAGCCACTCGCCGCGCTCCATGTCGTAGAGTCGGACTTTGTCTGTGCTGACCGTGATCTCCACGGCCTCGGACAGACTGTAATTGTCGCTGTTGTCGTAGCAGCCGCGCACCTGATAGCGCACACCACCAATGCTGGCTGCATCGGTGTGGCTCGGTTCCGTGACCTTTGCGATAGCCACTCCATTCCGATAGACCAGATAGTAGTCAAAGCTGCCCGGCGTCCAGCTGAGCGCCGCCTCAATGCCGCCCTCGGCGGTCAGCGTGATCGCGCCGCCCGGTACGTTTACGACCGGGAGCGCCGCCGTGCCCCACGGCGACCAGAAGCCGTATTCGTTTTGCACACGGACGCGCGCTGTGTAGCTGCCATCGGCCAGATAAAATGGGGCTTTCCACGTCTTCCCGGTTCCGAAGCGCGTACCGGAGGCATAGACGCCATCGATCTCGACTTGGTAGGCTTGCTGCTCATCCGACTGCCAGCGGATCTCCGGGCGCGGCTCTGTGGACACGATAGACACGGGTGGTGTTGCAGGGGCGGCCAGCACAATAAACTGTGTGGCAGCGCTCCATGCGCCCGCAGCACCCTTGGAATTGTACGTCCGCACGCGCCAGTATTTTGTGCCGGAGGTAAACGTCCCGGCAGGAGCCGTCCATGTGTTGGCCGCGCCGGTGACAGTTGCCAGCGCCGTCCATGTGCTGCTGTCTGTGCTCTGCTGCAATTCGGCCTTCGTTTGGGCCGTGCCGGTCGAAATGATGTGTTCCCACTTGAACACGTTATCAGATGCTCCGTCGAGCACGGCCCGGTCAGGCGCAACCGCAACGGCTGTGGATTCCACGTCGGTCAGCGAGAGTGTCATCCAATCGGAGGTCGTGGTGACGCCGCTGTTCGCGGTCACGCTGATCTGCCACTGGATGCTGTCGCCGGAAAAAGTATTCGCCGGGATGGTGATGGAGGTGGCCGTGCCAGGCACGTCGATCTCCTTGACTGTGTCGGATGCAGATTTGCGCCAGCGGAATTTTGCAGACGTGCGCGAAACGTCTGCATAGCAGTACCCATTTACAGATTCACGCCAAGAGAAGGTGTTGGAATTTGCAGCAACAATAGATCCGCGTGACGGGGATGTGTTGCTTATTGCAAGCCCTACGGTTTCGTCGGTATAACGGAACGTCGCGTATGGTGGATTACTGCTTCTGGTTGACTGAAATGCCCAGTAATAGTTCGTTGCAATCATGATCCCGTACTTCAGCACGTAGGATGCAAGGCTTGTTGTAGTGGAGACAACCGTCTTATACCCGGCAGAACTTACATAGACGCTCAGCTTCGTACCGCCATAGCTCGGTTTATTGTTGTATGTTACTGTTTTTTCGTTGAATGGGCCTCGAAGATAATACCATGTAATGCTTTGCGCAAGAGTAGAAAAAGAAACTTGGTAATTTACATATACGGTTACATTTTCGATGGCCTTAAATCTTGCAGCTTCCGGAGGTGCAGCAAATGAAAATAAAATATCACTTAGTCCGTTTGCGTCACCAGCAACATACACAGATTCAGTGCTGAAATTTGTTGACGGGAATGATGCGCTAATGCCTGCACACTGTGCCCCTGTAAGCGTAATTTCTGGCATTTAAGCTCCTCCCATCCGAACCACTCTACGGCGCTCCTGAACAATGCGGAGGATGTCCTCAAACTCCCGCACCGTGTGGGCGTCGATCGTGATGTTATAGGTGTCTCCGCCGCTCTGGCGGGTCTCCTGCGCGGTCAGGATGCGCGTGCCCTGCGGCAGGATCGCGGTCTCCGCTCCGTGCTCGCTCAGCAGCGTCCGCCCGCCGGGGAACCAGTCTGTTCCGCTGGCGTTGCGCCGCCACGATCCGGCATTTTTCCACGCCTCAAAGGTCCCTTGCGCCGTCCCAGCGGAAACCTCGCTGTTATACATTGACCGCAGCTCCGCGTCCGTGTAGGTGCCCTCGGTGATCCAGCCCGCAGACTGTGAATAGCGGTAGCCGTTATAGGCACCGCTGGCACGCTGCATGTTGCTGAGCTGGCCGGAGCTGGCGTTCAGGCCGAGTGCAGTTCTGATCTTATCGCCGTTGAACGTAAACAGGCCGACAATAACGTTGGCTGTGTCTGCAATCAGGGCAACCGTTTCTGCGATCGGTTTCAATGCTGCGGTCAAAGCCGGAAGAACAGCGGAGATCAGCGAACCGAGCGGTTCCAGCAGCGCAACGGAAGATTCGAGGATACTGCCGAAGGCATCGACTGCGCCGGACTCGACCAGCGTCTTGCCGACCTTCTGGATCAGCTCTCGGATGTCCTCCAGCGCTTTTGTCAGGTACGGCGCAAACTCGGCGGCCATCTGATTTTTGACGGCCTCCTGTGTCTTCTGCAAGGTTTGGAAGCCGGTGTCTACGGCTTTCAGCGAGGTCAGCGCGTCATTGTCGAGCACATAGCCCATGTCGTGCGCTTCGTCCGCGTACTGTTTCAGCGCGTTGCTGCCCGCGTCGATCAGCGGATTCAGCTCCTGCGCGGATTCCGACATGAGGTCCATTGCAACGGCGTCGCGCTCCGTGCGGTTTTCCATCTGGCCGAGCGCGTCGATGGTGTCGTAAAACACATCCTCGGCGCTGCGGAGATTGCCGTCCGCGTCCGTGATGGCCACGCCGAGCTTGGCATAAGCGGCGGCGGTAGCTTCATTGCCGTCCCGCGCCTCCTGCATCTTGTTGGTGGTCTCTTTGAGAGAGTCGCGGATGCGGTCGGACGAAACACCGATCATTTCGGCTGCATAGTCAAACTCCTGAATGGACTCGGTTGACTGCCCAGTGACGGAGGACAGCTTCAGAATTTCAGACGCCGCAGCGCCTGCCTCTTTCGTGATGTCAACGAGGGCCTTTTCGGCCTTGACCACGGCAGCGGCCACAAGGCCGAGACCGGTCACAGCCAGAGCCGCACCTGCATGGATGCCGTTGAGAGACTGCACGGCCTTCTGTGCGCCCTCTGGAAGCTGGATGCCAAATTTGCCGGACACGTCCGTCAGCGCGTCACCGAGGCCGCGCATGACCTCGTTGTTGCCGGAGAACTCCTCCTTGAGATTGGCAAACAGGCCCTTGATGCCGCCGCCCTGCTCCTTGGTGTCGGACAGAGCTTTTTTCAGCTTGCCAAAAGCGTTCGTCGTGCCGTCTGCCTCTCTCTGTGCTTTTTGGAGCGCGTCCTCGTTATCCTTCAATGCACGCTCCATCTTGACCAATTCGGCCTGTGCGTTGTTAAGCTGCGTTTTCCAGCGATTGGTGCGCTCATCGGCTTCGCCGTAGGCGGAGGCCGAGGACTGGAGCGCCTTTTCGATCTGCTCGATTTTTTCCTTCTGCGTCAGGATCGTGCGGTCGAGGATGTCGTTTTTCTTGGTCAGCGCTTCGACGCTGTCCGCGTTATCCCGAAACTGCTCGGACGCGAGATTCAGCTCGGATTTCAGAACGTTCAGTCCGCTCTTGATCTCGGCCAGCGCAGCCTTGTATTCGCGCTCGCCATCCATTTTGACTTTTGTGTTGATACTCGGGGCAGCCATCAACCGCCACCTCCCATCAGATATGCCGACAACGACAAGCGGGCGGGCTTCTCCGGCTCCGCAGGAGCCTCAGAAACGAAACGCCGGCTCGGTGCGCCCATGAGCTTGAAAAACTCACGGTAAAGCGCTACGCACCGCGCCGGCGTCATTGTCCGCCAGAAAACGGCCTCGTCGTTATGCAGGACATTGATCCAGATATTCAGATACCAAGCGAAGTTCAGGCCGTCGCTGCCGCTTCCTTGGTCTCCACGTTTTTTGTTTCTTCTTCGGTCGTTTCTTCTTCGGTCGTTTCTTCTTCGGTCGTTTCTTCTTCGGGCTGTTCCGCCTCGTCATCGTCCGGATCCAGGACCGCTGAGAACAGCAGGCCGAACACATCGCCCTGGATGCGGCGGAACTCCTTCCAGCTCACCGCGCGGCCGATCTCGCGATCCGTGACGGAGAGATCCAGCCCGGCAGCGTTTGCGGCCTCGTTGACCAGCGCCGCGAGCAGCCGCGTGAAATTCCGGAAGGAGCGCTCTTCATCGAGCAGTTCCTCCAGTTCGCCGGCCGCCTGAAGATCTGCCAGCACGTTGAAATTGCAGCAGAGCTGGAGCGTGTGGCCGCCATACTCAAACGGCAGCGTTTTCAAACGGAGATCCATGGTTTATCCTCCCTCCGTGACGACGGTCGGTTCCGTCGTGAAGCAGGCGTCGAGCCATGCAATGGCCTCGGCCTCGGTGTCAAACGAGTCCCACTCCATCAAGTGGCCTGCGTCATCGACCAGCGCTTCGCCGGAGGTCGTCGGCGTCTGGAAGTTGATCTGCTCACCCATGGTCTGGAGCGTCTTGCTGGGCGGGCCGAACAGCGTCTTGTGGACGAAGATGGCCGTGAACTTCTCCACGCCGTCGATCATATCCGGCGCATAGAATCCGCTGCCGACGTACTGACCGGTCGAGGTCTTGCCGTAGGCCATGCTCTTCACGGTCTTGGGCGAGCCGGAACCGACCGAACGGCTCAGCTCATACGCTTTGAAAAGCAGCTTCTGCGTCTCGTCCGGGATGTACTTCACGCCCTGGCTGACCGTCAGGCCCGTGACCTTCTTCATGTACTCGGCCAGCGCGGACTCGGCATAGAGACGTCCCTCCGCGAACTTGAGTTCGAGGTTGGCCGACATTGCGTCGCCCATGGACATCGGCGTGTCATAACTGATTTTCTTCTGCGTTTTGTCGTAATTGTATTTCGCGACCTTCATGCCGCGAAGATCAAATTCAGGCATGTCATTCTCCTTTCAGAATGTCGGCAGCGACGTCGGACATTTTGTCGTTGGCCTGCTGCCAGGTGTTGTGTACCGCGGTCGACCAGTAATAGTCTGCCGGGATCTTGCCGCCGGTTCGCCGGCCGTAGTTCAGCACGAAACCCTTTGTGCCGTACCGCTGCCCACGTTTGTCCTTCCCGTGGATCGTAACGAACATATACGGGACGCCGTTTTTGTCCTTCCGGACGACGCGGGCTTTTGTGATATGCCGCAGCGTCTCACCGGTGCGCCGCTGTCGGCCTGGGCTGTTATGTCCGGACTCCACAAAGGCAGATTTTACAGAGGTCAGCATGACCTCGGAGCCGGCTGTCAGCATCCGCTTCACGTTCTCGTCGGTAAACAGATCGGCCTTATTCAGCTGCCGGATGGCCTCTTCAATGCCGTCGGTCTCCATCTGCGCCATCAGATCACCTCACAGGGAATGTCCGTGTAGTAGGTGGCTGTTTCGACATCATAGGAGTGCTCAGGCATCTGCATCGCGATATGCGCATCCGCCAAAGCCTTGACGACTTCGGCGGGGAGCGTATCATCTTCGGTTTGCGTGGCCACGGTCACAACGGCCTGATAGATCGTGGCAAAGGGGCGGCTGTTGGCGTAGGCGTAGCGGTCGCCGGTCGGCGTCCAGACCAGATAGCGGAGCAGCGGCTCACCGTCGTTTGTCGTCTCCGGGGCTTGCACCTTGTAGACCGCGTCCGGCAGGACGGTCTTGAGCGCGTTTTCAATCTTTGTACAGCTCATACTTTCCCTCCGGTTCTGCAAGGCTTAACGTGTTGATGTCGAGGCCGTCGGCGTCCTGTTCACGCTGCGCCTGGTCGATGCGATAGACGTGGCCGTCCTCCAGCGTGCAGTATTGGTCTGCTTCGATCGGTGCGTCGAAGACGCTGCGCGGCATGGACACCATGCGCACAAGCTTCTGCCCGGCCTGCTTCCCGGCGTAAAACCGGGAGGCGTACACCGTGCGCTCGCAGTAAAAGTGCTGGCTGATGGCCTTGAGCTTGCGCACGGCAGGAGACCGACCAGGGAGCAGCGTATAGATCGTCAAAATCTTGTCGTAGATCATCCGCCGTCCCTCATTTTCTCGTGGCACAGCCGGTCCTTGATCATGATGTCAAGATTCCGGGGGAGTGCCGCCCGCTCGGTGTTGCCGCGGGCACGATACATCCACGCGGCTACGGAGCCGACCAGCATGTCATCCTCGTCGCTGTCGTCCGTCAGCGTGATACCGCGCCGGCGGACAAAGGATTCGGCTGTGGTCAGCAGCCCGCGCATATAAAGCTCCTGTTGATCAGCGCACGACAAAATGCCAAGATCAACCTTCATGTAAGTCAGACGCAGGTCTGCTGACATTCCACAGCCTCCTCTCTTACGCCTTGGCGGTCACGCTGCCGGAGCCAACGGCCACGGCCTTTCCGTCCGCGTTGACCTCAACGACGGTGATGGTCGCGCCGGTCGTGGCGCTCTTGATGGTCTTATTTGCGGGCAGATCTGTCCAGCTCTTATCGACGGTCTCGCCGTTCGCTACAGGCACGGCCTGACCGCCGACCTGATACTTCAGCGTGCCGGAGCCGTTGCCAGCCACCGTCACGGTGCTGTCGCCGGACGCGCCGGTGCCGGCTGCCGTCGTCACGATCAGAGTGCCGATCGCAGTGTTGGCAAGGTCCTTGCCAAAAGTCGTAGTCGTGGCCGGGGTTGCGTTACCGTAGTTTACAACCACAAACGCTTCGCCGATGGCAGGCTTGCCGTCGCGGCGCTGGAGACCCTTAAAACAGGTCTGGTTCTGAAGCCACCGTACGTTGGTGTTGGATTCGATCAGCGTGCCCTCGCGCTCGACCGAGCGATAAAGGCTCATAAAGCCGCCTGCGATCTCGTTGTCCGGCATGACTTCCCATTCAACAATCTCGCCACCGACGACAGGCATAGTGTTGTTGACACCAGCGACCATGGCCGCTGCGGAGTTGTAGGCCAGCGCACGGGACATCAGATCAAGATGGGTTTTGCGGTTCATCGTCCAGACGACCGTACCGTTGGAGTAGTCCGGTTTGGCCACAGCCAGCGCCAAGACCAGCGGCTGGAAGAACTCGACGCCGGTCTTGGCGGAGAGATCGAGTTTCAGAATGTGGCTGGTATGCAGGTCGGTAAAATCGCCCTGCTGCGCGCCCCACCATGCGGGCTTCGCGGTTGCGGCCAGACGGGTCAGGATGCCAACGGGCATCTTTTCGCCGGTGCCGAACCAGATGGACTTATCGATCGCTTTTGCGAGCGAGGATGCGAGTGCCTGAAGGATGGTCGATGCAAGCTGCAGGTCACTGTCATCCGTCAGCAGCGAGTTTGGGACAGCCATATAGCCGCCGACCATGTAGCCGTCCATCGTCAGCTGCCAGAAGTCAATGTCGAGCTCGTTGAGCGCGTCGGTCATTTCGGTCCAGATGGCCTCCGGCGCAACACCGGCAACGTTCTGGCGCGTGGTGCCGCGGAAGCTCGTGGTGAAGCAGTAGCGCAGGAACTTGGATTCCTGATAGGTCAGATCGCGCAGGATTGGCAGGAAACCATCAGGGATGCCGAGTTCGCCGCCGTTTACGCTGCGCTGCTGACTGCGCGCCTCGCGGACGCGCTGCAGGAATTCTTTTACGGCGGGCTGCGCCAGCAGCGCGTCGCGCTCCTGATAGGTGAGGCCGAACCAACGGCGCTCCGGGTTGTTGATAGGCATGGAATGATTACTCCTTTCGGTGTTGGTGGTTCCGGTCGGCTCTGCCGCCGGGGGATCAGCTGCGGGCGGCGTCTGCGCTTCTTCCAGGCTGCGGATTTCTTCGTTGATCTCGTTGATCCGTTCCTGCACACGGGCGATGTCCGCGGCGTTCGCGCTGCGCTCCTGCTCAAAAGCATTCACAGCGGTCTCAACAACGCTGCGCTCCTCATCGGTCTGCGCCTCGGCGATGTCATGCTCCAGCTCCGCTTCGCGGGCCGCAAAGCCATCGCGCGTGGTTTCGAGCGTCTGAAGCTCAGTCTGCAGCGGTGCAAGACGGCTCCGCAGCAGCAAAACTTTTAATGCCATTTACTGTGTACCTCCCAGTTTATTTTTCATGTCGCTGCGCCAGGCCTCGGCGCGGCGTTTTTCAATTTCGGCCAGATCCTGCTTGCGGGCGCTGACGGACGTTTCCGTGTAGGCCGGAAACGTACATACAGACACCTCGTAGAGAGGATCGACCTCTTCGATTTCCCAGCGGCATTTTCCGTCGCCGAGATCCACAAAGGTTTCGCGTTTGATGTCAAATCCAAACGAGCACTGGTCAACGTCACCCCGCTGGACGCGGGCGTAGAGGTTCATGGCGTCAACGTCGTCCCGATTGATTCTGATGCTGCCCCAGAGGCCCCGCTCATCCTGCCGCAGCGTCAGCGTGCCGGCCTTTGTCCGGCCGAGCACAAGACTGGAATCATGGTTGATGAGCGCCCGGACATCTCCGGAAACGGAATTGGTAAAAGCGCCCGGCTTTACGATCTCGCTCGCGCCTTCCCACAGCGGATACTCGCTGTTAAAAACGGAGAAATAGCCCTCGATGAACAGATCATCGTTGGCCGCGCGCGTCTGAAATTGCTGGGCTACGCAGCGCACCTGCCGCTGCTGGCGTTCATTCGGCATTGCCGTCGCCTCCTTCTAGTTTTTTCTGATTGCCGATCATGCCGCGGGGAATGTAGTTTTCGAGAATGACCAGCTCGTTCAAACCCTTGCGCGGGCTGAGGCCGAGCCAATCGCGGGCCTCGTTGCCGTCCATCAGGCCGCGGATGTACTGATCGTCGGCCACGCTGGCCAGCTCCTGCAGCGTGTAGCTGTAAAGCCGGCGTGTGGACATCTGGAAATACATCTCTTCGGAGATCAGCAGCTTCCGCGTCAGCTCCTGGCAGATGATGTTGGAGATTGTGACAGCCGTGGTGCGGATCATGTGGTTGTGCTCCGCGTCGGAATAACTGCCGACGCCGACCATGTACGGCGTCACACCGACCAGCGAAGCGACCTCGCGTTTGTCCAGCTCTACGCTGTCCTTGATGGCGAGATCCGTCAGGCTCAGAGGTTTGACCTGCTGCACCTCCATCAGCTCTGCCGGGATCACCCACGGCTCGCCCGCGGAGCTGCCGGACATATACTGGTCAACCAGCCGTTTGCGTCCCGCCTCGTCGGCAAATTCATCCGCGAGCGCATCCACTTTGACGATCACGCTCGGCTTCCACTTGTCGGACATAAAGCCCTTTTTCGTGGCGGCCGCCTGCCGGAGATTCGAAGTCACGTCCCGGAGACTGATCCGCAGGCCGATTCCCTGCCAGGGCTGTGCCGGGTCGGGCCAGCGTTTGAAATGGAGTACGCTGTCGGACGCATAGCGCCGTCCCTGCCACATGACATAGTAGGTCAGGCCGTTATCGTCGCTCAGCGCATACGCGCCGGGCATCGGCTCCAGCTCGCTCAGGAGGCCGCGTTCCGTGTGCGGCAGGAGGAAGGCACTTCCGGTCGAGGTCGTCAGCATCGTCCAGACGATCCAGGAGATCAGGTCTTTGCGCGTTCCGTGCCTCCATGGGGTGATATCCATAAAACGCGCCAGTTGATTGCGGACGCGGACATCGCCGTCGTCGGTGTTCCGCATGAGCTGGATTGTAGCGTTCGAGATGATATCAGCGAGGCCGCCGATGGCGGCAAGCACATCCGGACTGTCAATTAACCGGGTATAACCGGGAACGGCCAACGTATCAGCGTCGATCGCGCCGATCATCCATTTTTGCAGCGCTGGGTCCATCCCTCTGCGCTGCGGCTTCACTCTCAATCTGCATCACCGTCCTTGTCTTTCTTGTCATACCAGCCTGCCGCCTTATTGCTGGCGGTCAGATCTTCGAGATAAGCGCAAACCGCAAACACCGAGGCATCAAAGAGGTCGATGCGGAGGTTTGGCTCGATTTTTTGATACATGATCATGTCGTCAGCCTTCTCAATGCCGGCAACGTTCTGTACGCAGTACTCATAGGGTTCGGCGTGCATGTAGTAGAGCGTTCCCTTTTTCGCGCTGGCCTCCAGGTAGCGGAAACCTTCGGATTTCCGTGTGAACAGCTGCGGCTGATCCTTGATGGGGAAGCGTTCCTTCTGCATCTCGACGAAGTATTCGCGGCAGAATTTTCGGTCGTGTCCGATGCGGCGGATCTTAAACCCATCGGCGCGCAGTTTTTTGTACCATTGCACCACATCGTGGTGATTTGTGACCTTGTCGTTGGTCATGTCCAGCCAGCCGTCCTCCTGCCAGCCGAACAGCGGGATTTGATCCTGCTGAGCCTTGACGATGGCGGCCGGCCGCGGGAACCATGCGTGCGGAATGATAATGTCCACGCCCTTGTAGTGCCCGAAGAGGCATCCGGCGGTCAGGTCGTGCAGCTTCGAAAGGTCCGTGCCGCCGTACCAGCGGATGGGCAGCTTCGCAAGTTGCCGATAGCTCCAACTGTATCGCTCGTCGCTCTTGCGGAACTCCTGAATGTCAAACCATGCCTTGATCGCGTTCGTTGTGACGTTCAGCGATTTATTGAGGAACTCTGGCCGGAGCGCCGGGTTTTCGGCGGCCATGGCTGCGTCGTTGATCATGTCCTGCGGGCGGATGGAGTAGCCCCAGCCCGGCGAGGCAGCTTTCAGCACAGCCGGATCATGCAGGTCAACGTCGCCGTTTTCCAGTGTCGGCGCAGAGCAGAGGAAGCAGAAGATGCTGTCCGCTGCGTTACCTGTAACGGTCCCACGCAGGATCTTCCGGCAATAGTCCAAGTGGCCGAGCAAAAAGCCGCGGGCATTGGGGCCGTTGGAGGAGATGATGATGACCAATTTGTTGGTGTACGCCTTGGTTGCGTCCTTCAGGATCTGATATTGCTGCGGGCTTTTGTAGGTGTGGGCCTCGTCAGCGATGACGATGTTGCAGTTAAAGGAATCCTGCTTGTCAGGGTTCGCGGCAAGGGCGTTGATCGAGATCATGCCGTCGCCGATGTCTCCGGAAATAGACCGCTCCATGTTGTTGTCGATGATGCGCAGCCCCTGGTTTGGATCGTCTCGGACTGTTACGCCGAGGCGGTTGAAGTTGTATTTGAGAAAGTCAAAACCTTCAAGCGCCTGTTTCAAAGCGCCGCCAACCTCATAGACTTTAGAGCCGGAGGCACGCTCATACATGGCTAGAGCTCCGGCCAGAGAGGCCGCGAAGGTAGTCTTGACGTTTTTGCGGGGGATAAAGTCCACAGCTTCCTTGAAGCGCCGGATCTTTGTATCCGGCAGATAAAAACCCATCAGGTTGTAGACAATAAACTTGTGATAGGGGAGAAGAAGGAAGGGAGTACCGCGCAGCGGCGTTGCATCGAGGAATTCGCCTTGCTGGTGGCAGAACATCTGCTCGATGATTGCGATGATGTCGTTGGCCGGATCCGCGCGGAAATCCCACTTGCCGGAACCAAGATCCGCGACATACCGTTTGCAGGACAGGACAACGTCTTCGCACAGCCCGGACTCCCCAGAGAGCACCGACTCGACAAAGGCGTCGACGTCGCGCTGATACTGTGCGCCCTGCTGAACGGCGTGGTCGTGTGCCGCCGCGAGCAGCTGCTCGATCTTGCTGTTTCCGGCCGCGGCCGGCTGGAGCTTCGACCTGGCCTTATTCAGGCCCGTCGGTGTCAGGCCGAGCTGATTGCGGAGCGACTGCACCGTCGCGCGCAGATCTTCGACCGCCGTCCAGTATGGGCTTTTGGCCGTGTACTCTGCACCGGTCTTGTTGATCATGGTGCAGATCCGTTGTCCGCCCTGCTTCTTCCACTCTTTCTCTGCGCGGGAGAGTTCGCGTTCCGTCTTGGCCAGCTGCTTGATCGTCGGCTCGAATATCTCGTTGTAGGTTCCGACCAGTTCCATGTCCTTTCGGATCATGTCCTCTCTGGCCAAGTGCTCACCTCCCACATGCCGGAGACTCTGCCAGGCCCGGCGGCTCCGGGCCCAGTTAGGAGGATCTGAGAAGGCAATGGCGGCGTTCCCAATGTCGCTGCTGCCTGGCACAGTCTCCGGCGTTTCGCGCAGGCGCGTCGTTTGC